CCAGGTCCTAGTAATAATACATTTTTAGGGTCTACATCGTTAAGCAGTTTGAAACTGCCCATTAGTTCAACCATTGCTGGGGCAGCAATTTTAACTGCAACTGCAAATGGAACAAGTGCTAAGCCTAATGCACCAATTGCTAATGCACCTACGCCTATTACTGGTGCTATAGGTGCTAACAAGAATGCTGCCGCTCCTAATACACCTAATGCTACTGCACCTGCGGCTACGCCTGCCCAGTTAATGTCTGCAAACTGTTGGAATGCTTTTCCTGCAACAAACATTGCTCCGCCTAATGCACCTAATACAACTGTACCTAGTAATGCTTTAGGATCTCCTAAAACTTTTAAACCTTGTCCTAAACCTGTTAATGTTCCTTTTAATAAGCCGCCTATACCTGCACCAATACCTTTACCTGCATCGCCTATGCCTTTGGCTAATGAACTTATGCTTTTTTGTATGCCTTTAGCAATATTGCTTACAGAGTTGCTAATACCTTTGCTTAAATTTGTTAGCACATCAGATATACCTTTGGATATATCTTTCATGCCTGTTGCTAATGACTTTGTAAAGCTCTTAGATTTTTTACTTGCAGTGTCCATGGCTTTTGAACCCATGTCCATTTCTTTTGCTTTGCCTGTGATCTTGTCTTTGGCTTTACCAAACAAGCCATCAAGTTTGCCGCCTGTTGCTTTGCTTATACCGCCTGTGACTTTGCCCATCATGTTCTTAGCACCATCCATCAAAGACTTGCCCATGTTAGCAAACATCGATGGCATTGTTTTACCAAAGAGGCCTAACGCACCGCTTAATACTTTAAAGCCTACTACGCCCAGTGTTACTACACCTAGCAGTTTACCTAGCATATTACTAAGTCTTAGTCCGCTACTTTCTCCGTCACCGAAGATATTTGCTAATGCAGAAACTTTTTCTCCTAAGTAAGAGAAGACGGAAGTAATTGGACTTAACACTGCCATAACAGTATCTAATGCTGATGCAAGTACTTTAAATGCAAATACAACTGGGCCAATGAAAACACCTAGCACTTTCATAACACTCATAAAGCCTTTACCGAACGACATGATACCTGAACCAATATCTTTTGCTGTTTGTATCATATCCGGTATTTTTTTAATAAAGTCTGCAATATATTCTGCGGCAGTTCCTATCATAGGTATTAATCGTTCGCCGAACGATTTACCTAAACTTTTAGCACCTTTTGTTAAATCAGTAACACCTTCGAGATTTTTCATACCAAAGATTTCGCCAATTACTGGCATCAATGCTTCGCTGATTGTTTTTTGTGCTGATTCAAATGCTTTAGTTAGTTTGCCTGTCTTGCCGCCAAGTTTACCTAAGTCGCCTACAGCATTACCTAGCCCACCTAAGAAGCCTAATTTTAAACTTTCAAAGATACCAGTAATCTCTTTCATTATCTTAGATAATGTATTAGTACCGGTTTGTACGCCGTCCATGGTTAAACCTGCACCCATGTCTTTAATCTTTTTAGCAGATGCTTCAAATTGTATAATGGCTTTTGCCATACTAGCGGCCTGTGCGTCACCTGCTCTGTCTAGTAAGAATACTCTTTGTTTTTCTGCATCGGACAAATTACCAAGTTGCTGAGTCATGTCTAACGCCATTTGTTCAGCGTCTTCTTGACTTAGTGTACCGTTTTTAATTTGCTTAATGTAATCATTCATTGGGCCTGCTAAACTAGGCAGTGTTCTAATGTACCCAGTCATGCTTTCACTGAAGCCCATTGCGCCACTTGCCGCTGCTTCTGTCATTGCGGCTGCAATTGCTCCGCCTTCTTCTCCGCCCATAGCTCTCATAGTACTACCAAAATCAGTAATACCTGAGATAACTTTACCTCTTAATTCTTTGTCAAACTTTAACAAACTAGATGTAAGTACTGGAGTTTGCTGTATTAAACTGTCTGTAAACGCAACTATGTTATCAACACTTTCACCAAGTACTGATGCATATTTTTGTTGTGTTTTAATAGTTCTAGTAACTTGCTGAGTCATTCTAGTTTGATTCATTCCGTCTAGAATACCCATTGCTCTTCGTTTTTGCAACTCAGCACCCATACGCTCAACACTGTCATCTAGACTCATGCCTAATTCTACACCACTGTTTGTTGCATCCATAAATGCACCAGTGAGTTCAGTAAATGCTTTTTTGCTCATTGTTTGAACAACACCAGAGAAGTTACCAAGTGTTGCCGCGGCATCTATACCCATTGTGCTTAGGTCTGCCATTGCATCAGCGGCACTCATGCCACCTTGCCCTACACTGTCAGTAAATCCTGCACCTACTTTAGTAAGTTCGTTTAGTGTTCCGCCTAATCCCATAAAGGAATCTACAAGCATTGTGCCGTATATAGTAATTGCTGCTATAGTACCTGTGATTGCTGTAGACGCTGTTTCGTACATTTTAACAAAAGCAGTTTCGCCTATTGCGGCGCCTTTGTTAAATTTATCTAGTGATGCTGCTGCACCATCGGCTGCGGCTGAAATTTTACCAGGACTACCACCACCGTTAGTAACTGTAGGAGGTCCTGCAGGTGCACCTGGTGCTGGTTTGTTTTTAGCAAATTCTTTACCTAATCCTTCAGTTACCTTGTGTAAGAGGTCTCCATCTTTAATTAGTTCTTTATGACGCTTTTCTGCATCTTTAGAATCGGATTTTGCTTGTTCGAGTAATGCTTTAAGGCCTTCTTTGTTTTCTTTTGTTAAAGTCGTCAACATTGTCAGCATTGAATCTGCTGTACTTTCTAAACTCCAATCAGGTACAATTGCCTGCGACCCATCTGGTAAATCTATTCTCAACGATGCCATTAAGTTTCCTCTTTAACTGCAAGTATTTATCTGAAAAATTAAAACTAGGTTTAATACTGAATTACCTATAATTTAAAACCCTGTTTAACAGAACCGATAAATATGTAGTTAAAGAAGTAATAGTACATAATGTGCTAGTACAAATTTAGGATGATAACATATGACAAACAAACACAATCCATTAAGTTCGCATTTTAGAGCACCTAAACTTTTTGCACCTATTCCAAGTGCTGGAAAGTTTTACGACACTTCTGTGTTGGAAATGCCTGAAACGCTAGAACTACCTATATTTGCTATGACAGCAAAAGACGAAATGATTATGAAGAATCCTGATGCACTACTAAACGGCGAGGCAGTTGCACAGGTTGTACACAGTTGTGTACCTAATGTCAAGAATGCTAGAGCAATGTTAAGCAGTGATATTGATGTATTACTAGTTGCTATACAAGGTGCCACATACGGCGATGAAGTAGAAGTAACTGCAGAATGCCCAAATTGTAATGAAGACCAAACCGGTGTTGCAAGTGTTGAAGAAGCAATTAGTAGCATGGGTACTCTAGAAGAAGAGTATGTTGTAGAGCATGACGGGTTAAAAATTCAAATACGACCTTTTACTTATGCCAGCACAATACAAGCAGGTATTACAAATTTCCAAAGCACTAGAAGTTTACAAGCATTAGCAGATGTTCCAGATGAAATGGAAAGACTAAGTTTGTTTAACAACAACTTCAAGCAGATTGCTGCATTAAACTTTAGTTTAATAGTAGACAGTGTTTCAAGTGTTAGTTTCACAGACGAAGAAGGCGAGGAACAAATTGTTACTGACAGAAATCATATCACAGAATTTTTAGACAATGCAGACAGCAAGATTGGTAAATCAATCGAAGACAAAATTGCAGAGCTAAACAGCATTGGTATTAATCATGAAATGAAAATGCAATGCGAAAAATGTCAGGAAGATAACGGTGAACCAGTAGTGTTCGAAAGCCGTGTAAACTTTGACCCAGTAAATTTTTTCACAGCTTCCTAGCAACCTCTGAACCAGAGGACATAGTGGCGTACCTAGGTAAGCTCAAAGACGATCAAACTGCCCTAAGCAAAAACATTGCTGAATTAGTAATATACAGTGAAGGTGCAGTTTCCTGGTCAGAGGCTTGGCATATCCCACCCTTAGATAGAGACCTGCTAATTAAAACACTTAATAAATTCAATAACGCCAAAGCAGGCAACAATAACGAAATGCTCTAAGCGGAACGCTGGTTACTTCCGTCCGCGCCTAAATTTTTTCAATACCGTTAAATGCTTCATGCCCCTCGAAGTACATTTGTATCATAACGTGGATAGCAACATCTACAACCACTAACACAAAACACATTGTTAAGAAGACTGGCATTATGTTCTTTTAAATAGATCAGCTGCGTTACACTGTGGCTGGCTTCTGCAATCTCTAATATTATTTTGCCACATCACTGGGTCAGGCATCCAATCAAATTGGGGAGCTGGAGTTGTATATGTGGTTGAGTTGCATCCAGTCAGAATGATTCCTAGCAATAGTAATCTTTTCATGTTCTATTCCTCTTAGACTATTATTTACGCTCTAGCACACACAATAGTTTACAATGTTACAATTTATAACACTTTATAGACACTTCGTGTCTTACCTTACGCATTCATTTGTTTCATTTCATGAAACGCATTCATTTGTAAGATATTTTTTTTAATTAAGAAGTTATCAAGAAAGTGGAGCCATAATTCACCTGTTGCCAGGTGAATAAAAAAATGGATGTCATCAAGATGAGCATCGCCATTTATATCTCGGGTGCTGTTAGGAACCGGTGAGCCTTCTGTCCCCATACACTACCGTCACTGTCTTTCGACCTCACGGAAATTTGTAAAACCTAGAATAATTTAGTTGAACAAATTTGCAGGTTGCTTTTTCTCATTGCCTGCATCATTTTAAAGCCATAACGTTGTTTGCTTCTTACCGACTACAGTCCAGAATCTCGCACCGTGTTTAACGGATTGTCAAGGACGACAGTTTTATAGGCCCTGTCGGGGCGGTGTAGTTCCTTATGTAAGGGTTCTGTGAATTTGCCTGAATTTAGTTTGACTTGGTGTCTGTGTGTGCCTTGTTCGATATATAGTTATATCTTTTTCATCGCTTCACGGAGGATTTGTGAACCTCCTACTCTGACATTTATTATACCATTATAATACTCGTCTGTCAAGAGAACTTTGCGATTAAATTGTTCTTCTGCTTCTAAATAACTTGCAACGCCTCTACTTGGGCATATATGCAGTATCTCTCTTGTAAATTTATCCTCGCCTAGTTCTAAAACGTCTGCTTGGAGATGATCCGAGCTACCCCAATAGGTACGCCAGTCACTTTCTTTTGTGCCTCGGCGTTTGTTCTTTTTTCCTTTTAGTGGTGGCTTGGTTGTTTTAAATTTTGCTAATTTTTTGCCTATGTACTTTTTGTCGTTAGTTGTGTTTGTGATTAAGTATACAAATGCTTCACAACCTTCTGGAAGTGTGTCTATAGTTTTGTTTTTATAAGTCCATTGCGACATAGTACATAGTTATCTACTGCCAATGCTATGCACGAACTTATATCGGCTAATCTGTTCTAAGTCGGGTTTGTGTGTAAGTTTACCTAACTCAATATATCCTATTGCTAATTTTGGGTCGTCAATTGGGTGTGGCAGTTTGTGTGCAATTTGCATACACCAACGCTTTACATGTTTTGTAACTGCTTTTGCATCAACACACTGATCTGGTGCAAACCATGCAAGTAAATCGCTTTTAACTATGCTAGTGGGAATTATATGTTCTGGTGGAACATCTACATCATTGTCGTAGCATATTTCCATTATGTGCTTACCTACATGTGGATAGTTCATGTACAAATAATTATCTAGTCTAGTAGGCGAAAACAATTCGTAATCACTGTCCTCTAATGGTTGAGGTGAAGGCTCGCCTGTTGCTGTACTAATTAAGAAGCGTCTATTTTTATTGCTTGTTATATCTTCTAAATGATGTAAGTGATAGTTAAACATACTAAGCCACTCTCGTAACTCTCCTGTTTCATTGTGTACATGGTCCGGGAAGTTTTCGTGTAGTCTATTTAGATCATCACTGCCTGTGAATATTTCAGGCTTGATGCGTTTGATGTTTTCTATACTGTGATCTAAGTTTGCTTGTACTTCTGCTATTGTTTCGCCCCAGTTATAAAACTGAGTACGACTTACAAACTCGTAATTGTTATCTTTGTAGTTGTTCCAAATTACTTCAGCAATACGGTTGTCAAATAGTTCGTATGTGAGTGTGTACTCTGCATTACGGCCTAAGTGTATATCAATCCACATATTCGGTGTCAGTGTTGTACATAGTGAATCCTCCTTCCTTGACCACTGTTAGTACATTATTCACTCTACCTACTAGTTCTTCTTTGTGCGAAATAAGGAAAATATTTTTACCTTGCTCTCTATTCATCTTCTTAAGGATACTTAAGGCGTTCTCTACACCCATTGTATCCATACCTGAGTCGATTAATTCGTCAATACACATTAGGTTCATCGGCGCATTTAAGCTCTCATACATGTCTCTAAATGCCCAAGATAAGCCCAAAATAAGTCGATTGCGTTCGCCTCTACTTAGATTATCAAAGTCTAAGTCGCGTCCATATTCTGTTATTTCGACATTTAAATCGTTCGCAAATTTTACATCATGCGGCAATCCTAACTTATCTAAGTACCATGCTAACCTGTGATTTAGGTATGCAATGTTCTGATCAATAATCTTTTTACGGATAAAACTATCCTTGCTTGTTAACAGTTTGTACAAGAACTCTTGATGATCTTTTAAGAATGTTAATTCATTTATTAAGTCAAAACTAACTTCTTGTAAGCCTGTTTCTTTGAGCATCTCTATTTGTTCAACATAAGGATTCTCTTCCTCTTGCTTAGTTTGGTACTGTTGAGCAAGAGATTCTAAATTGTGTTTGTGTTCGTATGCTTCTTCTACTGTAGCATAAAATGTACTTACTGTTTCAGGCACATCAATAATTTCCATTGCCTTTGTGATTTCATCAACCTTTTGCTCACTGGCAGCATTTAGCTCTGTTTCAGATGCAATCTTTTCTTTTAGTTCATTTATATAATCGCTGTGTGTATCCAAGTGTGATGTAGTTTGTTTACATGCATGGCATACACCTGCTTCAGCGTCTACTAAGTTTCCTTCAAGCTCTGTTAGTCTTTTTATGTTGCGTGTATTACTTGCTTGAATTGTTTTTAATTCTTTAGACAATGTGTTATAATTGTCTTGCTGTTCTTTGGCACTAACATTTTGTTTGTGCGATTCAATCTCCTTGTTGACATCTAGTTCGCCTAGTGTAGTTATTGCTACTTCTAGATCTTTTACTTTCTGATTGTGTGTGGCTTCCCATGCTTTTTTACGGCTTTCTATTTCTTGTATGTTTTTATCTATACGACCGTTTGCATCTTTAACAGCACTGATACGCAACTCTTCTTCTTTGATGTTGTCACGAGTAAATTTAGTTTTTTCTTTTAGCAACTCTGCTTTTGCACTTAGATCAGTAATACCTAGCAACTGCTCGATCATATCTTTTTGATCGTTGTTCTTCATACTGAGGAAAGGTTCGCTGTATGTGTTTAATGCAACCAAATGCTTAAACATGTTATGCGGAAAGCCGATAATCTTTTCAATTGCTTTTTGTGTTTCTCTACTATCGCCTTGCTGTTCTTCGCTTATAGTATCTTCACCGTTTACTATAAACTTTAACACATTAGGTCTACGACCACGCTCAATACGATAGTCAACACCCTTAGACTCAAACTCAACAGTGGTCATCATGCCTTTACTGTTTGTTTTGTTAATTAAGTTATCGCGGCGAATGTTAGTAAGTGCCTCACCATACAATGCATAACTGAGTGCATTAATAATAGTTGTCTTACCTGTACCGTTTCTACTACCATCTCCACCCATGTCTAAGTTATGACCTAGCACTAGGGTTAGTTGACAGTTGTCAAAGTTTACTGCTTGAGTATTGTTGCCCACACTCATAAAGTTACGGGCTGATACATTTTTAATCTTTAGCATATTAAATTTCTAACTCGTTATAGATATCGATTAACTTATCTCGTTCGATTGTGGTAGAATCAATTGTGTCTAATTGTTGTAGCACTATTTGATCTACACTTTCAAATTTTATCTCACTGCCTTCAAATTGCTCTTCTTCTTCTTTGATAGGAATAAGTTGCAATTCCCTAACATTATATTGTTCAGCAAACTTCTCTTTAATGAAAGTTGCCTCTTCATATGAAATACTGATATCTAATTTTACACGAGCATAGGTATACTTGTCAAGTAAATTCTCATGGTTGTCCAGCAATTGTTTAAGACTAAACACTCTGTACTTAGGACATTCGCTCCAATTTACATAGATAGGTTCCTCTCCCCATGTTAAGAACATAGCACCACGCTCGTCATCATCTACATCTGCATAGTTGTGAGGGAAAGCATTACCTAAGTAATGTATATTGTTTTTAAACTGACGCTTATGGAAGTGTCCTGAGAATACATATTCTGGGCCTGATAACATTTTATCATTAATGCCTCCGCCATGGTCTGGCATCTCTACCATTGCATTCATTTTAAAATACGGAAGTTCAAAATGACCAAACATGTACTTGACTTGCATCTTGGCAACTTTTTTGTATTCGTCGCCAACTAGCCATGGAATGATAGCAACATCATCTTGCTGGAAGTGTTCGTCTACCATTACAAAGTTAGAAAGTTCTCTAGCATATTCAATACTGTTCATATCTCGTTTGTCTCTATAATAGAGATCGTGATTACCAGTTATAAAATATACTGTTTCAAAATTGTCATTTAGTTTTTTAAGATCTTTAATTGTTGCATTCATTGTTGCAACATTAATACTTGATCGGTGATGCATCCAGTCACCAAGGAAAATACATGTTTCAGCATTCCTTGCTTTTGCTTCTGCAATAAACCAATCTATGTATCTGTGGCAATCATCTAAGTGTAGACGACTGTTTTGTTTTAGCCCGTAATGTATATCCGTAAAACAGGCCGCTGTTTTAAACAACTGACTCATATAAAACTACTCTGGGTTATTTTCTTGCTCTGCAGCCGATTCAGCAGCATCTCTTAAACTACGAATTTCTTCTTCGTGTTTAATCTGTCTACTGAAACTAGGCATGTGTCCTTGATCAATAAGAATATCATCTCTGATAGTTTGGTTGCGTTTCTCAATGTTTAATACTCTTGTGAAACTGTTATTGACAACTGCTGTGTAATATGCAAATGGATTGTCCGACTTAGACTCGTCAAACTGTAAACCAATTTGAGATAACTGCACTAATGCTTGTCCTCTCATTTCGTCTACATAAGTATAACCACGCCAGTTAGCTCTGTGTGAATAACGCTCTACTAGTTTTAAGAACATAGTTCCTAACTTGTTTGTTATTCTTCCGTGATTAACATTAAACTGTCCATTACTTAAACTTCCTTCCCAATGACTACGAACAACTTCTTTTAACTCTGTGCCTTGATAAGCATAATGCTTAAATGCCGGGAAGTTTACTTTTGCTCTTTCGTCTGCAGGTGTTTTAGGATTCTTCTTCCTGCCTGGCTCTAGTGGAATGTGGTCCATGTTCATTACACGGAATACTAATTCTTCTAAGTCAAACGAATCTGGGTCTACAGCAAACTCTTTTTGCTTAGGCTTGTTTTTGTAATCTGCCCTGTCATGCGTAGACATTGCTACAGCATACGCTTCGCTTTGTAGTTTATTTGCTTTGTTTAATCTTGCTTCTGCAATAGTTGCATCGTTTATATCTTTGATATCACGGACTATGATGTCATAATTACTGTACTTCTCATCTGAAATCTGGCAGTAAGTTAGTTTACTTTTGTTGATTTCTTTTAGGATATCCTTGTTGTTTAGATAATTTACTGGTGCTGGTTTCTTTATCATATGTGTTTATACCTCTAGGTTTATATCTATTATACAGTCATTATTAGTAAAGTCAAGTATTATTTACCCAGTTTCAGCAATTATAATGGTATATATTGAATCTGGTAAATAGTACTATAGGAGAAGATTATGGCAAACAGCGGAACCGGCGGCAGCTTTTTAAAAGGACTCTCAAGAGCATCTTACTTAACAAGCCTAGCAACAGACTTAAATCAAATTGCTCAAGCGGGTACATCGCTTGGAGACCAACCTGGCATAACTACTGATGTAGACTGGAGAGCAAGACTTCGTCCAAAAAACGGCGGAAGAGACTTATTCTGGAAAGGTGCAGACGATAGTTTAACAGGCGATACTGATTATTTGCTAAAACCATTAAAAGAAGCCGGTGGCCTAATTTGGCAGTACACACCTGATATTTTGGTGAGTGCTCAAGTAAACTATAACCAAACAGACTTCCATGGGCAAAACTATCCTGTAATGACTTACAAAAACACTATACCACCTGCTATTCCTATAACAGCAGATTTTAGTGCTAACACAGTTCCAGAAGCAAGATACTTATTAGCAGTACAGCATTTCTGTAAAGTTGCAACTAAGTCGTTCGGTGGCGATGCCGCAGTAGCAAGTGGCTTCTATGGAACACCTCCTCCGGTACTATTGTTTGAATACTTAGGTCATCATGGCTTTAACAAAGTGCCAGTTGTACTAACATCATACAGTATGAACTTACCAGCAGATGTAGACTATGTACCTGTGCGTACTGGTGTAAGAGGTGAAGAAACAACTTATGTACCAACACTGATTAACTTCCAGCTCAACTTGCAACCAACATATACACCACACAAATTGCGTAAGAGATTTGACTTACAAGCATTTACTACAGGTAAAAATTACAAGGATGGATTTGTATAATGGCTAAATTTCACAGAGCAGATAGTTTCTTAAAACCAACAGGCGTGTATGACATCTTTTTAGATGTTAACAAATTACCTTCTGTGCCTAAGTTACCATCTGACGATACATATATTATTGAAGCAAAATATGTTAACAGGTTAGACTTATTAGCATTTGACCAATATGGTTCCACTAGACTTTGGTGGATAATTGCTTTGAGAAACATTGATATAATTAAAGATCCAACAAGAGATGTAACAGCAGGATTAGAAATATACTTACCTAGTAAAAACACAGCAGAAAGACTAGCAGGCTAATATGGCGATTGAACCAGCAGAACAGTACGATCCGTTTTTAAAGAAAAATGTATTCGGAAACATTCTAGATCAAGTTGACAATTATCAGTACAACTTAAAGTTATACATGATACCTCCAGTTGGCCAACCAGTTGGCACACAGGCGTCAGCAGACGACCAAGGCGGCTCAACTGATGCTAGAGCAGACAAGCCTAGCAATGCAAAAAATAGTAGCGGACAAGGAGGCTACTTACAAAATTCATTAACAGCAAGTCCAGCAGAAACAATCATACTTGCCCAAACTGGTGTTACAGGAACTCAAATAGATAACTTAGAAATTGAATCTGTAGTAGGCCCAGGTGGCGGAGTAGAGAATGCTAGAGTAAATTTTGATATTATTCAACCTGGTGCTGCAGACTTCCTAGATCAAATGGTTGCTGCCAAGGCGTACTTAGGTGACCAAATTACTGCACAAGATGTTCCTATATTTTTAGAAATAAATTTTAAAGGTTATGCCGGCGATATCGATGATGAGGATAACGGAGGTGACCCAATATTAGTAGCAGGCCCGTATAGGTACATGTTAAAAATCTCTAATGTGACTTTGGAGATTGACGAAGCAGGTAGCACATATCAATTTAGTACTGTACCAGTTGACCAGTTAGCATACATTGATACTAATTTTAGAATGCCAAAAAAACTAGAGTCAATAGGCACAACTATTGAAGAGCATGTTGAAGACTTAGTAGCAAAAATTAGAGAGCATAACGAAACAAACAATGACAAGTATTCAATACAAGATGAGATTACAATTGACTTGTCTGGATTAACTGAAGGTGAAAGAGGTTTAAAAGATACCAAACTTACTAACACAGAAGATTCACGAGCGGAAGAAATTAACAGAATTATGAACCCTGAGCTAGAGGGTAAAACAGAAGACGAGTATGAAGACATTCTAAAAGATGCTACAAAGGATGAAGGTACACTTGATATTGTTGTGTCTGAAAACAAAGTAACAGTTAGAGAAGGTGTGTCTTTTGAAAGATACATTGCTACATTGCTTTCTATGAATGATGAGTTCTTTGCTAGATGCACAAGATCTATAAAAGCAGATGATCCTGCTAACAACGAAGTTAGAAAAGATCAAGCATTTATTGAATGGTTTAAATTAAATGCTTATGTAAAATACGCCGCATTTGATTACAAAAGAAATGCTTATGCAATGGAAACAGTATTTAAACCAACACTGTTTAAAACAGCAAAGAATACAGTACAAGCAGACCCGGCAGAAAATTCAGGACTAACTGGCGATGATGTAAGAGCAAGAGTTGATGGCTTGCCTATATTTAAAGCATACCATTACTTGTACACAGGATTGAATGATCAAATTAAACAATGTCGTATCGATTATAAATCCGGTATTGCAATTCTCACAGCACCTGCAGGAGGTGTGTCAGGAGACTTTAGTACTGTTTTAGCAAAAACACTTAGTAATAGTGCTACACCTGATGAAGACTTATCAGGTAATGACTTAGCAACTGCGGCTGTTAAAGCAGCCAATGAAGAAGATAGATCTAAAGCAATAGACAGTATGTTTAGCAAAAAGAACAGTAGCCCAGATCGTGAGAAAGATATTGCAGGTGTCGGCAGGATATTAAAACTATCTGATGCAGAAATAAAAGATGCTATAGAAAACAGAAACGGTGCCAATGCTAATAGAATCAAAGAAACATTAAAAAACAAAGGTGCAGCTCAAGCAATAAGAAACGCACAGATTAATGCCGCAAGAACACCAGACGATCGTAAAAACCCTGATACAACAAACTATACGCCTTCACTTAGCGGGTACACATATTCTGCAGACATCATTGGCAGTGTAAGCGACAGACTAGATCAAGCCGCGGCACTAACAGCCTCACAAGAACTTGCAGAGTCCTTAAAGCCAAAAGAGGAAGAAGATGCAAACGCTGATGCAAGTGGACCACAGGAATCAATTGTTGTTGCTTCTGTGCCAAACCCAGCAGAAGATGCAACTTATAATGGCACACCGAGAAACACAGTTTTTGGATATTTAATGCAACAACATGCTATTGATGATTTCCTTGTAACTCTTGATATGGAAATAAAAGGTGACCCATGGTGGTTAGGTCCTGCTTCTGCAGATAACCAGCCAGAGAAAAAAGGAAGCGAATTTGTTGAAGATAAAACTGATGAAAAAAGTATAAGAACTGCTGGTGATGAAAACTATGTATTATTTGATTTGCAAACACCGAGACTATACGACTTTGATGTAGACGACGAGGACAGTGATAGCAATAGCGGGTACTGGAGTAAAATGGGTACATCATATTTTATAACAGGCGTTTACCAAGTTAGAGGTGTTAACCATATGTTCTCAGGTGGAGAATTTTCACAGGAAGTTAGTATGATTAGACAAACAGCAATAGACTTGAAGAAAACAGAGAAAGGTGCGGAGTAATGAGTATGAGCCGCAGAGATAGAGCAAGTAAGAAAAATCCTGTACTTAAAAAGAATATTAGTAAAGATGCAGTATTTGGAATATACCTTGCAGAAATAGTCTCAACAAAAGACATTAGCAGAACAGGCCGTGTGCGTGTGTTTGTTCCTGCAATCAGTAAAGATAAAAATTCCCCTGCAGGATATTTTGATGCAGTGTGGACTAGTCCGTTTGCTGGTAGCACAGACCCAAGGCAAGTAGGAACGAATGTAAAAGTACCAGAAGAAACAATGAGCAGTTACGGTTTATGGACAACAGTTCCAGATAACGGTAACTTAGTATTAATTGCATTTGGTGACGGTAATACAAAGTACCCAATGGTAATGACTTGCTTGTTTGCTGACAAACTAAATTACAGTCTCCCTGGTAATGCAGGAGGCAAAACTTATCAAGCCGCAGGTCTAAAACTACCTACACTAGAAAAAAATAAGCGAACAGAAGATATCAACCACAACGATACTTTTAGACCAATACAGCATACATTAGCAGAACAAATTGTTAAGCAAGGATTAGCACACGACCCAATCAGAGGAGCCGGCTCTTCGAGTGCAAGAAGAGAATCGCCAAGCGAAGTATTTGGTTTACTAACACCTGGTCCTAGAGATGCAACTAATTACAACCATAGACTTGGTGGTCACAGTATTACACTAGATGATAATTTAAATTCTAGACAAATAAGAATCCGTTCAGCACAAGGTAATCAACTATTATTAGATGATACAAGCGGAATGGTTTACTTGATTAATAAAGA